ATGTGGAAGAGCGTCGCTGCCAACGGGATGAGTTTCCTGATCATCGTGTTCATCGCGGTGGCGGGCGCGATTGCCTGGGGCCAGCGCGAGTTCCGCGCGCCCGGGCCGCTGACGGAGGCGACCTTCTTCGAGGTACCGCGCGGCGCCTCGCTCAGGCGCATCGCGGACGAACTGGCGGAGGCCGGCGCGGTGTCTTCGGCGGCGTTGTTCCGGGTTGGCGCGGACTATGCGGGCATGGGCGACCAGCTGCGCTTCGGCACCTACGAGATCCCGGCCGGCGCCTCGATGGAGGAGGTGCTGCAGATCGTGACCGCGGGCGGGCCGTCGAGGTTCCGCTACACGGCGACCTATGTGCTGCAGCTATCGGGGACGGGCGAGTTGCGCCTGCGCGAGCGGGTGCCGGGGACCGACGAGATCGTGGAGCTGGCCGATTTCGCCTACGAGGACGGGGTGCCGGAGGTTTACACCGAACTCGTGGAAAGCGGCACGCCGATGGTCTACCGCGTGTCGGTGCCCGAGGGGCTGACCAGTTGGCAGATCGTGGAGGGATTGCGCGCGGCGGAGTTCCTGTCGGGCGAGGTCGCCGAGGTGCCGCCCGAGGGGATGCTGGCGCCCGATACGATCGACGTCCAGCGTGGCGCCGACCGGCAGGAGCTTCTGGACGCGATGCAGGCGGCGCAGGAGACCATTCTGGCGGAGGCCTGGGCGAACCGGCAGGACGGTCTGCCGCTGTCGAGCCCCGAGGAGGCGCTGGTCCTCGCCTCGATCATCGAGAAGGAAACCAGCGTGCCGGATGAGCGGCGGCAGGTGTCGAGCGTCTTCGTGAACCGGCTGAACCAGGGGATGCGGCTGCAGACCGACCCGACGGTGATCTATGGAATCACCGAAGGCCGGGGAATTCTGGGGCGCGGGCTGCGCGCGAGTGAGCTGCGCTCGGAGACGCCGTGGAACACCTATGTCATCAGTGGGCTGCCGCCGACGCCGATTGCCAACCCCGGCCGCGCGGCGATCGAGGCGGCGGTTAACCCCGACGACACGCCGTTGCTGTTCTTCGTGGCTGACGGTACCGGCGGGCACGCCTTCGCCGAAACCCTTGAGGAACATAACGAAAATGTCGCGCGCTGGCGGCAGATCGAGGCCGAGCAGGGTGCCGCGGATCAGTGAGGCGGGTGCAGGTGGTTAACGGGGTGTGAACGCGAGAAGCGGCGTTAACCCCTTGTAAAGAAAAAACTTCTTGACCCTGCGCGCGCTCCGGGGCATCTGTTTTGGCACGCTGGAAGACATGGGTTAGACGGCCACGGGGGCACTCCTCCGAGGCCGTTTTTTTTGGCTGTATCGGGGCGCGGCCCCTGCCCATGTGCTGCTCGTGACCGAGGGAGATTTCGGACGCGAGGACATTTGATGACCGACATTTTTGACGAGGATGATGCCCTGGCCCATGCGGACCGTTCGGTCGCGCAGGCCTACAAGGCGCTGGATGCGGCGGTCGAGCTTCTGGAGAGGACGCTCGATGCCGCGCGGGCGGTGCCGACCTACGATGAAACCGATGTGGTCAAGGACGTGAGGGCGGTGGGCGCCGCCTTCGCGCTGGCCATACAGCAGGAGGCCAAGGCCCGTGACGCAGGAAGCCAGCGATACGGACGGCGCGGGGGCGGCGGGGCGCTCGACCTCGAGGCCGCACGGGTTGAGATCGGCCGCCGGCTGGCTCGCCTCCGCGCCGCCGGAGACGGTGACGGCGTTCCTGCAGGGGCTGAGTGACGAGGCGCTGGCGGCTCTGCCCTACCTCTTCGAGGTCTGGGCGCTGCCGCACCAGCTGCCGCCCGAGGGCGACTGGACCAGCTGGGTCATCCTGGGCGGGCGCGGCGCGGGCAAGACCCGCGCCGGGTCCGAATGGGTGCGACGGATGGCCGAGGGGCCGACACCGGAGGCGCCGGGACGGGCGCGGCGGCTGGCGCTGGTCGGCGAGACCTACGACCAGGCGCTAGCGGTGATGGTGAAGGGCGAGAGCGGGATCATCGCCTGCTCTCCGCCCGATCGCTGCCCGCGCTGGATCGCCGGGGAGCGGCGGCTGGAATGGCCGAACGGGGCGGAGGCGCGGCTTTATTCCGCGCATGACCCCGAGGCGCTGCGCGGGCCGCAGTTCGACGCGGCCTGGGCCGACGAGCTGGCGAAATGGCCCAAGGCGCAGGAGACCTGGGACATGCTGCAGTTCGGCCTGCGGCTGGGCATTCGCCCGCAGCAGGTGGTGACGACGACGCCGCGCAACGTGGGCGTGCTGAAGGCGCTGCTCGGCCGCGACAGCACGGTGGTGACGCAGGCCGCGACGGAGGCGAACCGCGCCTATCTCGCGCCGAGCTTCCTGCAGGAGGTGCGGGCGCGCTACGGGCAGACGCGGCTGGGTCGGCAGGAGCTGGACGGCGAGCTGCTGGAGGATGCGGAGGACGCGCTTTGGACGCGGGCACGGCTGGATGGGCTGCGGGTAGACGCGGCGCCGGAGGGCGCGCGGGTGATCGTGGCGGTCGACCCGCCGGTGACCGGGCACGCGGGCTCGGACGCCTGCGGGATCGTGGTGCTGGCGGTGCTGGAACAGGGGCCGCCGCATGACTGGACGGCCGTGGTGCTGGAGGATGCGAGCGTTGCGGCCGCGAGCCCGAAGCAATGGGCCGAGGCGGCGGCGGCGGCCTATCATCGGCATGGTGCGGCGCGGATGGTGGCCGAGGTGAACCAGGGCGGCGATCTGGTGACGATGCTGATGCGGCAGGTCGATCCGCATGTGAACGTGCGCGGCGTGCGGGCCGCCGTCGGCAAGACCGCGCGGGCCGAGCCGGTGGCGGCGCTCTATGAACAGGGGCGGGTGCGGCACCTGGGGGTGCTTGCCGCGCTGGAGGACCAGATGTGCCTGATGAGCCTGAGGGGCTTTGCGGGCAGCGGCAGCCCGGATCGCGTCGATGCGCTGGTCTGGGCGGTGACCGAGGGGCTGCTGGTGCCTGGCGGCCGGGCGATGAGCCCGCAGATCCGGGGCCTTTGAGGCCAAATAGCTGGAAGTTTCGGAAGCCCCGATGGGCGAAGACGGGTGCTCGCGGGGCGCACGATCTTGATGTGACACATTAGGAGCGAAGTGCATGATATTGGACTTCTTTAGAAAAGCCTCAGAGAAGCCGCCGGAGCGCAAGGCCTCGGCCGGGGCGCGGGTCGCGGTCTGGGGGTCGGTGGGCCGGGTGGCGTGGAGCCCGCGGGACGCCGTGTCGCTGACCAAAAACGGCTTTCTCGGCAACCCGGTGGGGTTCCGGTCGGTGAAGCTGATCGCCGAGGCGGCCGCGGCCCTGCCGGTGGTGTGCCAGGACGCGACCTGCCGCTACGAGGCGCATCCGGTGTTGGGCCTGCTGAACCGGCCGAACCCTTCGCAGGGGCGGGCCGATCTGCTGGAGGCGGCCTATGCGCAGCTGATGCTGGCGGGCAACGCCTATCTGGAGGCGGTTCCGGCCGAGGGTGCGGGCATCGCGGAGCTTCATGTGCTGCGGTCGGACCGGATCAGCCTGGTGCCGGGCGCGGACGGCTGGCCGATGGCCTATGACTATGTCGTGGGCGCGAAGAAGCACCGCTACGCGCCCGAGATCATTTGCCATATCAAGACCTTCCACCCGCAGGACGACCATTACGGACTGGCGCCGCTGCAGGCGGCGGCGACCGCGCTCGACGTGCATAACGCGGCCTCGCGCTGGTCGAAGGCGCTGCTCGACAACGCGGCGCGGCCCTCGGGGGCAATCGTTTACCGCGGCGTGGACGGCACCGGGACGATGACGCAGGACCAGTTCGAGCGGTTGCAGGGCGAGCTGGAGACGCACCACCAGGGCGCGCGCAACGCAGGGCGGCCGATGCTGCTGGAGGGTGGGCTTGACTGGAAGCCGATGGGGTTCAGCCCGTCGGACATGGAGTTCCAGAAGACCAAGGAGGCGGCGGCGCGCGACATCGCGCTGGCCTTCGGCGTGCCGCCGATGCTGCTGGGCATCCCTGGGGACGCGACCTACGCGAATTACGCCGAGGCGCACCGCGCCTTCTACCGGCTGACGGTGCTGCCGCTGGCGCAGAAGGTGCTGGCGCAAATGGGGCACTGGCTGAACGGGATCACCGGTGATGTCATTGAACTGAAACCCGATCTCGATCAGGTTGCGGCGCTCTCGGCGGAGCGCGAGACGCAGTGGCGGCGGGTGGCCGAGGCGGATTTCCTGACCGAGGCCGAGAAGCGGCGGATGCTGGGCCTGCCCGAGCGACCGGAGGGGGCATGAGCGATCGGGGCGCGGGCGGATCGCGGTATCTCTATGCCCCGTTCGACGCGGCCAACGCCCGGATCGAGGCGAACGAGCGGGTGCAGGACGAGCGCTGGCAGGCGCTGAGCTTTCGCCTCGAGGGGATCGAGACGGCGCTGGAGCGGCTGGAGCGGCGGCTGTGGCTGGCGGTCTTCGGCGTCGTCTCGGTGATCCTCGCGCAGGGCATCAACGAGCTGATCCAGCTGAGTGGCGCGGGATAGGAGCGGGATATGGATGACGTTTATCACCAAGGGCTCGAGACGAAGTTTGCGCGGTTCGACGCGGCCGGTCTGACGGTCACAAGGGGCCGCGAGATCGAAGGCTACGCGAGCCTTTTCGGGGCCTGCGACCAGGGCGGCGACGTGGTCGCGCAGGGTGCTTATGCCGCCAGTCTGAAGCGGCTGGAGGACGAGGGGCGGCGGGTGAAGATGCTGTGGCAGCACAACCCGACGGAGCCGATCGGCATCTGGGACGAGGTGCGCGAGGACGACCACGGACTTTTCGTGAAGGGCCGACTGCTGAAGGAGGTCGCGCGGGCCCGTGAGGCGGCGGCGCTGATCGAGGCGGGCGCCATCGACGGGCTCAGCATCGGCTACCGCACCGTGCGGGCCGCGAAGGACGGGCAGGGGCGCAGGCTCCTGTCGGAGGTGGAGCTGTGGGAGGTGTCGCTGGTGACCTTCCCGATGCTTCCCGAAGCGCGGGTCAGCGCCGCGGCCGAGGCCGCGGAGGCCAAGGCGGGCGCCGACCTGCGAGACCTGGCGCGCGTGTTCAGCGACGCGCGGGCCGTGCTGGCGGCGCGCAAGCCCCGCTGACCCCAAGGCAACCCTACAGAGGTGATGTGCATGACCGAAACCCGATCCGGGGCGGCGGAACAGCCCCGTGCGGCCCAGGCGCCGTTGGTTGAGGTGAAGGAGGCCATCGGTGGCTTCCTGAGCGAATTCAGCCAGTTCCAGAACGACCTCAACGTGAAGCTTCAGAAGCAGGAAGAGCGTATCGCAATGCTGACCACGAAAACCATGACCCATGCCCGTCCGGCGCTGTCGGCGGACATCGACCAGGCCGCGCCGCACAAGAAGGCGCTGGCCACCTATCTGCGCAACGGCGATGACGACGCGCTGCGCGGGCTCGAACTGGAGCAGAAGGGCCTGAACACGGCGGTGAACGCCGAGGGCGGCTATCTCGTCGACCCGCAGACGGCGGAGACGATCCAGACGGTGCTGCGCGGCGCCTCGAGCCTGCGGGCCGTGGCCAATGTGGTGCAGGTGGAGGCAAGCTCCTTCGACGTGCTGATCGACACGACCGACACCGGCGCGGGCTGGGCCGACGAGGTGACGGGCACGGGCGAGACGGCCGCGCCGCAGATCGAGCGCATCTCGATCCCGCTTTACGAGCTGTCGGCGATGCCGAAGGCGTCGCAGCGGCTGCTCGACGACAGCGCCTTCGACATCGAGGGCTGGCTCGCCGGTCGCATCGCCGACAAGTTCGCGCGGGCCGAGGCCGCGGCGTTCATCGCTGGCGACGGCGTGGGCAAGCCGACCGGAATGCTCTCCACACTGACACTGCCGAACGTGATATGGTCCTGGGGCGTGCTGGGCTATGTCGCCACCGGCACCGTGGGTGATTTCGACGCCACCCATCCGGCCGATGCGATCGTCGATCTCGTCTATGCGCTGGACGCGCAGTACCGCGCCGGCGCCACCTTCGTGATGAACTCCAAGACCGCGGGCGCCGTGCGCAAGATGAAGGACGCGGATGGCCGGTTCCTGTGGTCGGACGGTCTTGCGGCGGCGGAGCCCCCGCGCCTGATGGGCTACCCGGTGCTGATCGCCGAGGACATGCCCGACATCGCGGACGACAGCATGGCCATTGCCTTTGGCGATTTCCGCGCCGGCTACACGATCGCGGAGCGGCCCGACCTGCGGGTTCTGCGCGACCCGTTCAGCGCCAAGCCGCATGTGCTGTTCTACGCCACCAAGCGCGTCGGCGGAGCGATTTCGGACTATGCGGCGATCAAGCTGATGAAGTTCGGCCTGTCCTGACCTTCGGGCGCGCGACGCGAGGAGACCCCGCCCCCGGCCTGCGACGGCCGTGGGGCGGGCGGGGCGGTGAGCCGCGCGCGGTCCAGCTGCGCGTCCCTCCGCTCGAGCAGCGCGGGCGGTGCATCGCCCCACCCCAGACCACGGCAGGTTTTTCGGAGACAACGACAATGATGATGGTCGAACTGACCTCGGTGCCCGGCGCGGACTTGCCCGTCAGCGAACTGGCCGAGCATTTGCGGCTGGCGCGCGGATTTTCCGATGACGGCAGCCAGGATGCCCAGCTCGAAAGCTGTCTTCGCGCGGCGCTGTCGGGGATCGAGGCGCGGATCGGCAAGGCGCTCTACGAGCGGCGTTTCGTGCTGACATTGATGGCGTGGAACGGACCCCAGGTGCATGCCCTGCCGCTGGCGCCGGTGAGCCGGATCGACAGCGTGAAGCTGATCACGCGGGCGGGGGCCGAAACGCTGGTCGATCCGGTGCTCTACCGGCTGCGCGCGGACGGTCATCGACCGGGATTGGCCGCAACCGGCAGCACACTGCCTGCGCCGGGCATGGGCGGTACCATCGAGGTGGAGTTCACGGCTGGTTTTGCCGCGGACTGGACCGGCATCCCGGCCGATCTGCGACAGGCGGTGCTGATCCTGGCGGGCGAGTTCTGGGGGCAGAACCTGGATGCGGAGACGGGCATTCCCTTCGCGGTGTCGGTGCTGCTGGAGCCGCACCGGCCTGTGCGGCTGCGGGGGACGGGGCAATGAGCGCGCCCGAGATGACCCGCCGGCTGTTGCTGGAGGCCCCCGAGCGGCTGGGCGATGGCGCGGGCGGTTTCAGCGAGGTCTGGGTCGCGCGCGGCCATGTCTGGGCGGCGGTCGAGACGCGCGGCGCCGGGCGCGAGGTGGATCAGGCGGCGCGGCTGCAGCTGAAGATCACGATGCGCGCGGTGCCGCAGGGGGCCGCGGCGCGCCCGGATGCGTCGATGCGGTTTCTCGACGGGGTGCGGCTCTACCGGATCGAAGCGGTGCACGAGGGCGACGCGCTCGGCCGGACGCTGGTCTGTTTCGCGGTCGAGGAGGTGGGGCGATGAGCTATGGCATCACGGCGGCGCTGCAGGCGGCGGTCTACGGCGCGCTGAGCGGGGATGCGACGGTGACGGCGCTATCCAGTGGGGCGGTTTACGATGCGCTGCCAACGGGGCCGGTGCCGCCGCTCTACGTGACGCTGGGGCCGGAGACGGCGCGCGACGCCTCCGACAAGACGGGCGCCGGCGCGGTGCACGACTTCGCGGTCACGGTGGTGAGCGAGGCGGCGGGGTTCGCGAGCGCCAAGGCATTGGCGGCGGCCATTTCCGACGCACTGACCGGTCCGAACCTCGCGCTGACGCGCGGGAGGCTGGTGCGGCTCGGCTTCCTGCGGGCGCGGGCGCGGCGGGTCGATGGCGGGCGCGAGATCGAACTGTGGTTCCGCGCGCGGGTGGATGACGACGCGTGAGCGTCATCCGGCAACAATCTGACAGGACTGGAGAATGGCATGGCGGCGCAGAGCGGCAAGGACCTTCTGGTGAAGGTCGACATGGACGGGAACGGGGTGTTCGAGACGGTGGCGGGGCTGCGTGCCACGCGGCTGAGCTTCAACGCCGAGCAGGTAGATGTGACGAGCCTCGAGTCGGCGGGGGGCTGGCGCGAACTGCTGGGCGGCGCCGGCGTGAAATCGGCCGCGATCTCGGGCGCGGGGATCTTTCGCGATGCGGCGACGGACGAGCGCGCGCGGCAGATCTTCTTCGACGGGGCGACGCCGGATTTCCAGGTGGTGGTCCCGGATTTCGGCATCGTGGAGGGCGCGTTCCAGATCACCGCGATCGACTATGCGGGCAGCCATGACGGCGAGGCGACCTACGAGATGTCGATGGCCTCGGCCGGCGCGCTGACCTTCACGGCGATCTGAGCCATGGCGAACCCCTGGGCGGGCGAGGTGGCGCTGGTCGTCGATGGCGAGCGGCTGGTGGCGAAGCTGACGCTGGGGGCGCTGGCCGAACTGGAGGCGCGGCTGGAGGCGGAGAGCCTGGCCGATCTGGTGGCGCGGTTCGAGGGCGAAAGCCTCAGGGCGCGCGACGTGCTGATGCTGGTCTGCGCGGGGCTCAGGGGTGGCGGCTGGCGGGGAGATCTGCCGGATCTCCTGTCGGCCGAGATCGCGGGCGGCCCGCTGGAGGCGGCGCGGGTGGCGGCGCAGCTGCTGGCGGTGGCCTTCGCGGTGCCGAAATGAGTGCGGCGGGGTTCGACTGGCCCGCCGTGATGCGGGTGGGGCTGCAGGGGCTGGGGCTCGCGCCCGAGGTCTTCTGGCGGCTGACGCCCGCCGACCTGCTGATGATGCTGGGCGAATTGCCCGGAGCGGCCCCGATGGGGCGCGCCGCGCTGGAGGCGCTGGCCGCCCGGTTCCCCGATGTGACGAACAAGGAGGCTGACGATGCCCGGGCTGGATGACGACATGGCGGCGCTGGATGCGCAGATCTCGGAGCTGGAGGTGAGCCTTGCGGGCGCGAGCAGCATGACCGCCGCGTTCCAGGCGGAACTGCGCGGATTGCAGGACACGATGCTCTACACCGGGCGCGAGGTGCAGGTCATGAGCCGGGCGATCGGCGGCGGGCTCCGCCGGGCGTTCGACGGGGTGGTCTTCGACGGGATGCGGCTGTCGGACGCGCTGAGGAGCGTCGCGCGCAGCATGGTGGACGCGGCCTACAACACCGCGATGCGGCCGGTGCAGAACGCGCTCGGCTCGGCATTGGCGAACGGGATCAACGGGTTGGTGAGCGGCATCCTGCCCTTTCAGAAGGGCGGCGCGATCTCGCAGGGGCGCGTGATGCCGTTTGCCAGGGGCGGGGTCGTGCAGGGACCGACCACGTTCGCGATGCGGGGCGGCATGGGGCTGATGGGTGAGGCGGGGCCTGAAGCGATCCTGCCGCTCCGCCGCGGGGCGGACGGGCGGCTGGGTGTCGCGGCGGCCGGCGGCGGCGGCCCGGTGCAGGTGGTGATGAACATCACCACGCCCGACGTTCAGGGATTCCGGCGCAGCGAGAGCCAGATTGCGGCGCAGATGGGTCGGGCGCTGGCGCGCGGCCAGCGCAATCGCTGAGGGAGGTCGGAATATGGCATTTCACGAGGTTCGCTTTCCCGCCAACCTGAGCTTCGGCTCGGTCGGGGGCCCCGAGCGGCGCACGGAAGTGGTGACGCTGACCAACGGGTTCGAGGAGCGCAACACGCCCTGGGCGCAATCGCGCCGGCGCTACGACGCTGGGGTCTCGCTGCGCTCGCTCGACGACATTGCGGTGCTGATCGCCTTCTTCGAGGCAAGGCGGGGGCAGCTGCACGGGTTCCGGTGGAAGGACTGGTCGGATTTCAAGAGCTGCGCGCCCTCGGCAACGCCCGATTTCCGCGATCAGGACATCGCGGTGGCCGACGGAGTGACGACGGAGTTCGCTCTGAGCAAGACCTATTCCTCGGGCGGGCATGCCTATGTGCGGCCGATCATCAAGCCGGTGGAGGGCACCGTGCTGGTCGGGATCTCGACGGATGAACAGGTGCTTGGGCTGGATTTCGAGCTGGATCTCACGGCAGGCCTCGTGCGCTTCGCCGAGCCGCCGGACGCAGGCGAGGTGATCACGGCGGGATTCGAGTTCGACGTGCCGGTGCGCTTCGACACCGAGGTCATCCAGACCTCGGTCGCCAGTTTCCAGGCCGGCGAGGTGCCGACCGTGCCGGTGGTGGAGATCCGGCTGTGAGCGGGGCGGCAGGGTTGGACGCGCATCTGGCGAGCGGCATGACGCACGTCTGCCGGTGCTGGAAACTGGTGCGAGCGGACGGGTTGGCCTTCGGCTTCACCGACCACGACCGGGCGCTGGACTTCGACGGGGTGATCTTCAAGCCCGAGACCGGGTTGTCGGCGGCGGCGCTGATGCAGACCACGGGCCTGTCGGTGGACAATACCGAGGCGGTCGGCGCTCTGTCTGATGCCGCGATCACCGAGGCCGATATTGCCGCAGGGCGGTATGACGGCGCGGCGATCGAAGCCTGGCTGGTGCAATGGGACGCGCCAGAGAACCGGGTGCTGCAGTTCCGCGGGACGCTGGGCGACCTGACGCGGTCGGGCGGGGGGTTTACGGCGGAGTTGCGCGGGCTGTCGGAACGGATGAACGTGCCGACCGGGCGGGTGTACCAGCGCGCCTGCTCGGCTGTGCTGGGCGACAGCGCGTGCCGGTTCGACCTGGAGGCGCCGGGCTACGGCGCAGAGGCTGTGCTGGCGGCGGTCGAGGGCGGCCGGGTGCTGTGGGTCGCGGGGCTCGACGGGTTCGAGGCGCGGTGGTTCGAGCGCGGACGCTGCGTCGTGCTGGATGGCGCGGCGGCGGGACTGGTCGGCGCGGTGAAGATCGACCGGCCGGAGGGGGACCTGCGCCGGGTGGAGCTGTGGGACCGGATGCGCGCGGAGGTCGCCGTGGGCGACAAGGTGCGGCTGACGGCGGGCTGCGACAAGCGGATGGAGACCTGCCGGCTCAAGTTTGCCAACCTGCTGAACTTTCGCGGATTTCCAGACATTCCGGGCGAGGACTGGATGGTGGCCCACCCCTCGCGCCTGTCGGCGCGCGAGGGCGGGAGCCGGCGATGAGCGCGGTTGTGCAGGCCGCGCGCGGCTGGATCGGCACGCCCTACGTGCATCAGGCGAGCTGCCGGGGCGCGGGCTGCGATTGCCTGGGGCTCTTGCGCGGGCTCTGGCGGGAGATCCACGGGAGCGAGCCGGAGCCGGTGCCGGCCTATACCGCCGACTGGTCCGAACCCTCGGGCGAGGAGCGGCTCTGGGCCGCGGCGACCCGTCATCTGTCTGAGAAAGCTCCAGGAAATTGCGCACCAAGCGACGTTCTGCTGTTTCGGATGCGTGATGGCGGGGTGGCGAAACACGTGGGGGTGCAGGCCGAGGTGGGGCCCGCGGCCTCGTTCATCCATGCCTATTCGGGGCGTGGCGTGGTGGAAAGCGCGCTGACGCCTCCCTGGGCGCGGCGGCTGGTGGCGCGTTTCGCGTTCCCGGAAAGGATGTGACGGAATGGCGACGATCCTCCTGTCGGCTGCGGGCGCGGCCATCGGCGGCATGGCGTCTGGGACGGTGCTGGGCCTGACGGGCGCGGTGATCGGGCGCGCGGTGGGGGCGACGCTGGGCCGGGTCATCGACCAGCGGTTGCTCGGCGCGGGCTCCGACCCGGTGGAGCGCGGGCGGATCGACCGGTTCAAGATCACCGGTGCGGGCGAGGGCGCGCCGGTGGCGCAGCTCTTCGGGCGGATGCGGCTGGGTGGTCATGTGATCTGGGCGACACAGTTCGTCGAGCGGACCTCGACCAGCGGCGGCGGCAAGGGGGCGCCGCCGCAGCCGAAGACCACGACCTATTCCTATTCGGTGAGCCTCGCCGTCGCGCTTTGCGACGGGGTGATCCGGCGGGTCGGCCGGGTCTGGGCCGATGGCGTGGAGCTGGACCTGTCGACAGTCACCATACGGGTCTACGAAGGCACCGAGGACCAGATGCCCGATCCGCTGCTCGAGGCGGTGGAGGGTGCGGGCGCGGTGCCGGCCTATCGCGGGCTTGCCTATGTGGTGTTCGAGGATCTCGACCTCGGGCCCTTCGGCAACCGGGTGCCGCAGTTCGCCTTCGAGGTGACGCGCCCGGCGCAACCCCGTCGCGAGATGCTGCCCGCCGCTGCCGATCTGGTGCGGGCGGTGGCCCTGATGCCGGGGACGGGGGAATACGTTCTCTCGACCCGGTCGATCACCTACCGCGAGGGAATAGGTCAAGGTGGGGGGCTGAACACCAGCGTCGCGGGCGGCGGGTCGGATTTTGTGCAGTCGCTCAAGCAGATGCGCGATGTGCTGCCGGGGCTGCGCTCGGTCAGCCTGATCTACGGGTGGTTCGGCGACGACCTGCGCGCGGGGCATTGCCAGGTGAAGCCAAAGGTCGAGGACAGGAGCCGTGACGGGGTCGGGATGCCCTGGACCGCTGGCGGCATCACGCGGGCCGAAGCCGAGGAACTGGCGCGCGTGGACGACCGGCCGATCTATGGCGGGACGCCCGCCGACGCCTCGGTGATCGAGGCGATCCAGGCGATCCGTGCCGGCGGGCAGGAGGTGATGGTCTACCCGTTCCTGCTGATGGAGATTCTTGCGGGCAATAGCTTGCCTGACCCCTTGGGCGCAGCCGAGCAGCCGGCCTTGCCCTGGCGCGGGCGGATTACCGGTGATCTGGCGCCGGGCCTGCCGGGGAGTCCGGACGGGACAGCGGCCAACAGGGCAGCGGTCGAGGCCTTTTTCGGCACGGTCACCGCAGCGGATTTCACCGTGTCGCCCGGTGAAGTGAGCTATTCCGGCCCGGAGGAATGGTCCTATTCGCGCTTCATCCTGCACGCCGCCGCGCTGGCTGCCGCCGCAGGTGGCGTTGATGCTTTCTGCATCGGGTCCGAGATGCGGTCGCTCACCCAGATGCGCGACGACATCGGCTTTCCGGCGGTGGAGCGGTTCCGGAAGCTCGCCGCCGAGGTGCGCAACCTGCTGCCCGAGGCCAAACTTGGTTATGCTGCTGATTGGTCGGAATATTTCGGCTATCAGCCGCAGGATGGGTCGGGCGACGTCTTCTTCCATCTCGACCCGCTCTGGGCGGACGATGCGATCGATTTCATCGGGATCGACAATTACATGCCGTTGAGCGACTGGCGCGACGGAACCGACCACGCCGACGCAGGATGGGTCGCGATCCACGACCTCGACTACCTGCGCGGCAACGTGGAGGGCGGCGAAGGCTACGACTGGTTCTACCCCAGTGAGGAAGCGCGCACGGCGCAGAGGCGGGTGCCGATCACCGACGGCGCGAACGACGAACCCTGGATCTTCCGCTACAAGGACATCCGCGGCTGGTGGGAGAATCCGCACCGGGACCGCCGGGGCGGCGTGCCGGTGGCCGAGCCGTCGCCTTGGGTGCCACGTTCGAAACCGATCCGGTTCACCGAGTTCGGCTGTCCGGCTGTCGACAAGGGCACGAACGAGCCCAACCGGTTTTTCGACCCGAAGAGCTCGGAAAGCGCGTTGCCGCGCCACTCGACCGGGCGGCGCGACGACCTGATCCAGGCGCAGTATCTGCGCGCGGTCCTGTCCTACTGGGATGACCCGGCGCGCAACCCGGTCTCCGACGTCTACGGCGGCCCGATGCTGCAGATGGACCACGCCCATGCCTGGGCCTGGGACGCGCGGCCCTGGCCGGCTTTCCCCAATGAGATCGACCGCTGGTCGGACGGCGGCAACTGGCGGCTCGGCCACTGGCTCACCGGACGGATCGAGGCCGCGCCGCTGGCCCATGTCGTGGCCGAGCTTTGCGAGGCGGCGGGCGTGCTGGCCTATGACGTCTCGGGGCTGCACGGGCTGGTGCGCGGGCATCTCTCGGGCGAGACCGAAAGTGCGCGGGCGCGGCTACAGGCGCTGATGCTGGCCTACGGGTTCCAGGCGGTGGAGCGGGAGGGGAGTCTCGTCTTCCTTCCCCTGCCGGCTGTGCCCGAGGCGGTGATCGACCCCGACTGGACGGCGCGCATCGAGGACGGCGCCGGCGGCCTGACCGCGATCCGCGCCGCCGAGGCGGAGGTGGCGGGGCGTGTGCGTATCAGCTTCACCGGCGCCGAAACGGGCTACGAAGAGCGCGTGGCCGAAGCGGTCTTTCCCGCAGACGGCTCCGACGTAGTGACGGCGAGCGACCTGCCGCTGGCCTTGACCGGGCCGGAGGGGCAGGCGGTGGCCGAGCGCTGGCTGGCCGAGGCGCGGGTCGCGCGCGACCAGCTGCGCTTTGCCCTGCCGCCGTCCATGCGCAGGCTGGGCGCGGGCGCGATGGTGGCGGTGGAGGACGGCTCGACCTGGCGCATCGACCGGGTCGAGGACCGCGGCGCGCGCAGCATCGAGGCGGTGCGGGTCGAGCCCTCGGTCGCGGAGCCCTCAGAGGCGGTCGAGGAACTGGCCCCGGCTTCGGGTTTCGTGGCCCCGGTGCCGGTCAGCCCGGTGTTCCTCGACCTGCCGCTGCTCACTGGTGCCGAGGTGGAACACGCGCCGCACCTCGCCGTCACGGCGACGCCCTGGCCCGGAACGGTCGCGGTCTATGCCGCGCCGGGGCCGGACGGGTTCATGCTCAACCGCCTCGTGGAACGCCGCGCAGTGATCGGCACGCTGGTCACGCCGCTCCCGGCAGCGCGGCCCGGCCTGTGGGATCGTTCCGGCCCGGTGCGGGTGCGGCTTGCGGCGGGTGAGCTTTCCGGCGCCGAGATGGGGGCGGTGCTGAACGGCGCCAACCTCGCCGCGATCGGGTCGGGCGACGACAGCGACTGGGAGGTGATCCAGTTCGTCGAGGCGGTGCTGGTGGGCGAGGGTCTCTGGGACATCGGCCTGCGCCTGCGCGGCCAGCAGGGCAGCGACGGCATGATGCCGGAGGTCTGGCCGGAGGGCAGCCTTTTCGTGGCGCTCGACGGCGCGCCGGGGCAGGTCGAGCTGGCGCTCGCCGCTCGCGGGCTGGCGCGGCACTACCGGATCGGACCGGCCCGGCGCAGCCTCGACGACGCGAGCTATGTCGAGACGGTGCTGGCGTTCCGAGGTGTTGGCCTCAGACCCTTTGCTCCGGCGCACCTGCGGGCGATGCCGATAATGGGCGAGCTGGCTGTCACATGGATCCGCCGCACGCGGATCGACGGCGACAGCTGGGAGGGGATCGAGGTGCCGCTGGGGGAGGCCTCGGAGGCCTACCTGCTGCGCGTGGTCGACGCCGCCGGCCTGCGCCGCGAGGTCACGCTCGGTGCCCCGTCCTTCACGTACACCGCGGCGTTGCGGGCCAGCGACGGCACCGCGACGCCTTTCACCATAGAGGTTGCCCAGCTGTCCGACCGTTTCGGACCGGGGCCGTTTGCAAGGATCGAGATCGATGAATGACACCCCCCGCATGTCCCTGCCGCTGCTGGCGCCCGCGCAGGCGCAGAAGCACGTCACGGTGAACGAGGCCCTGGCGCGCGTCGACGCGCTGACGCATCTGACGCTGGTCTCGGTTTACACCGCCACTCCGCCCGCCACGGTGATCGACGGCGACCTCTACGCCGTGCCGCCGGGCGGTGTGAACGCCTGGGCGGGGCAGGACGGGAAGCTCGCCATCGCGGTGAACGGCGGCTGGGTCTTCGTGGCGCCGCACCGGGGCTGGCGGGGCTTCGTGCTCGATCAGGGGCTGCCGGCGATCTGGGACGGGGCGGACTGGCGCCCGGGGGCCGTGACGATGAGCCCGTGGGGGTCGGTGATGTCGCTGAAATCGAACGAATTTGACGTGACCGTCTCAGGCGCGTCGGTCACCACGCCCATCGTGATCCCCTCGCGCGCGCTGCTCTTCGGGGTCACCGGGCGGATCTCGGAGGCACTCACCGGATCCGCCACGACCTGGGATCTGGGCGTCGAGGCCGACACCGGGCGCTTCGGCACCGGGCTTGGCACCGGCCTCAATTCCTGGGTCAACGGACCGGCCGCGCCCGTGGTCTACTGGTCGCCGACGCCGCTGGAGATCACAGCGCAGGGCGGTGTTTTCACCGGCGGCACGGTGCGCCTCGTGGTCCACTATGCCGAGTTGAGCCTGCCCAACCCGGTCTGAGACCAACCCGCCACCCCTTCCATGATGGACCGCCGCGCCTATTTGCGGTAGATCGGATGCGCGAGCAGCGGAGGGCTGAGCCATGGCAAACGTGCAACGCAAACTGGCCGGGGTCGATCCAGTCTGGCAGCGTGTCCTCGACGAGGCGCAACAGGCGGTGATCGACGAGCCGCTGCTGGGCGGTCTGATCCACGGCTGTATCCTGCATCACGATTCGCTGGAAAAGGCGCTGGCCTACCGGATGGCGCAGAAACTGGCGTCGGGCGAGATGTCCGAGCAGCTTCTGCGCGAGATCGCCGATGATGCCTATGGCGCGGATGCCGAGCTTGGCGCCGCCGCGCGCGCCGACATCATGGCGGTGTTCGACCGCGACCCGGCCTGCCACCGCTACATCCAGCCGCTCCTGTTCTTCAAGGGCTTCCAGGCCGTCCAGGCCTATCGCGTCGGGCACTGGCTGTGGCTGCAGGGCCGCAAGGACCTCGCCTATTTCGTGCAGATGCGGGTCTCCGAGGTCTTCGGTGTCGACATCCACCCGGCGGCCCGGATCGGGCAGGGCATCATGATCGACCACGCCCATTCCATCGTCGTGGGCGAGACCGCCGTCGTCGGCAATAACGTTTCCATGCTGCATTCCGTCACCCTCGGCGGCACCGGCAAGGAGACCGAGGATCGCCACCCCAAGATCGGCGACGGCGTGCTGATCGGGGCCGGCGCCAAGGTTCTGGGCAACATCCGCATCGGCAACTGCTCGCGCATCGCGGCAGGCTCCGTCGTGCTGGAGGAGGTGCCGCCCTGCAAGACTGTCGCGGGCGTCCCGGCGCGGATCGTGGGCGAGGCCGGCTGCGACCAGCCCTCGATGCGGATGGACCACCTGCTGCCAAGCGCCGGGTCGACTTCAACCAACGCCTGA